ATACTTGGCGTATCGGGCCTCGCGTTTGGATTGAACTACATCTCGAAGTAGGCTGGCTTTGCTACGTAGCCGCTTGGGCAAGACATGGCCTTGTTCCGCGAGCCGCGTTTCGAGCAACGAGATGCTGCCCTTGCCGAGGTTGGGTATGTTGTCGAGCTTCTTATTTTCAGCGTATTCGATGAACTCCTCGAATGTCAGATCGAATAGAAATTCGTTCTTGAGGCAGTTACGGACCCTGCGGGGCAGGACGAGGTGGCACATCTTATGCGGTTTGTCCGGCAAGGCTTCAATCTCTTGCTCCCAGCGGATGCGCTGAGACACTGCAACTACGATTTGGCGTATACGCTCGCGGCACAGGCCCACCTCATCCGCGATGGATTGATATGTGCGGAGCTGCACCACGCGCTGCTCGTAAATGTAATCGTTACGGTCTTTCATCAGAAAGGTGCTCCTTCACCACTGCCAAAAGATGGCGTGTTAATGTCTACGTCTGCGTTATCAAAAGCGGGTATTTCCCACACTCGCACGGGCCTGCCCTTGATCTTCATCAGGCGACTCTGTGCCCCCATGTCCCGCAGGCGCTGGGCGATCTTGTGCAGCTTGTACTCAAAGAACTTGTTACGCTTGAGATATGCTTCAAAGTCTTTTATTCGGAACATGGTTTTGTTAGTTTCTTCGTCGGTCCACGGGCGTTTGAGCAGTATCTCTTCCTTGTCGTTTGCCTTTTGCATATGAGCGCAGAACTCTTCTAAATAATCGTAGAACTGGCCGCTTATGCTGGCGTCTTCGGCGACATCTATGATGGCGCTCTCATTGTCCCGCATCTCATTCATTAGACCGCCTATGCGTCCCTCCCAGACCTGCTTGCTGACAGACCGGGGCATGAAATTAAGCTGCTCCATGCAGCATTTCTGAAATGCGGCTTGGCTCATCAGAGCTTCTGTATCCAGCTCGACGGGCTCACCGTTGACATCTAAAAACCAGACCGGCGGGTTTGAGTTGTACTTGCGAAGGTTCGCGATGGCCGCGCCTTGGATGGCTGCACCGATGCCGTGCTTGCGGGTCTGGCACAGGTCCTTGTTGCAGTGCGCGTTTATCGGAGAGTCGCTACACCGGTAGACGTAGTCCTTCTTCTCAAGTTGCTTGGCAACGATGTTGACCTCGCTAAGCGGCAGCGGCGGCTCCAGATACTGCAAGTTGTAGGTCAGAATCTCCGATTCCCAGCTATCCGGATATGCCTTACGCAGATAGACGCCGATGTTGAACAGCCCGTTGTTGCGGCCACCCTCGGATATCTTGTTCTTGAGCAGGAACTGAAGACACGGTGGGCCGTCCTTCATGGGCGATACCTCTTCAGGATCGCCCACCTGTAGCGCCATCAGTTGCTCGGGCGTCTGCTTGTAGCTCTCGTAAAGCTCAAAAAACTCTTCAATGGTGGCAGAGGTGCCGTCATCTTTAATGGCGTATCGCAGCCCGTCCTCGGCGTCGTAGTACGGCAGGTTCAGAAAATTGCCGACATCGTCGCGGTCAAGATTGAGCTTGATCTGTTTTGGAAAGATTTCACTGCCGCCATAGCCCAGCGCAGCGGATATTTGTTGCAGCGTGGCCTGCATGTCCTTGGCATCCACCCACTCGGTGGTGAACAGGAAGCAATGCGCCCCGCCGGACTTTGACCGGCAGACGACCAGAGGCAGCTTCAGCTTGCGGATTTTCTCGACTAGAACCTTATGGTCGAGCGGGTACTGGTCAACGTCTACGCAGCCCCAGACAGACTTGTTGTCCTCGTTGATAGGGATGATGCCAATGCCCCGTCCTTTACCGGACAGGTGTCCTTCCCACAGGGCCGTGTCCCGCGGTTCGCGTATAATGGCAGCTTTGCCCGTGTTCTTACCGTTAGCCTGCTGTTTTTCGATTTTATATGTGCCATAGGCGATCTTGAGACCGTCAAAAATGGATGAAAACTTTTGTACAGACATGTTTGTCCCCGTGAAGGATGGGACGACCTGCACCCCGACCGCCTTAACTGAAGCCGAAGCTCCATCCCGCAGTTAGTGATGCTGGTCGCCCCAACTGGTTAGAACGGCACGTCGTCGGGGTTAACATCCCCGCCCGCGGACTCGTCCTGATGCTTCACGACGACATCTCCAGCGGCAATGCTGGCGGCAAAGTCCTTACCACGCTGGTAGGTTGCCATGTCCTCGATTGGACCGACGCGGCTCATTTCCCAACCGTGCCAGCTACCCTTAGAGTTTTCTTCCAGTTGCGTCTTCAACAGGTAAACGTGACTGAAACGCGGCGGGGTGAACGGGCCGTTCTTACCCTTCACGGTCAGGGAGGAGATCATGCTGTTCCATTTACGCGACTTCTTTAGCTGCGTAGACTTCATGGCAACCAGCGCGGTTTCAACCTGACCGTCCTCGTGCAGCACGAGCACATAGTGCTGGTGCGTCTCTTCGATGTAGTCTCCGGAACCGTCTTCAACGTAGTCTTTATTGTCCTCGGTAGACCGCTTCGTCTTTGGCATGGCCTCACCCGGTGCGTAGACGGCCACAGGAGCGCCCGTCCCTTCGCCCAGAGGGGCCCAACGGATGAACCGACGCTGGTAGGCACACGGGACAACTCTAACGCCGTCCTTGCCCTTTAAAACGGCTCCAGTGACGGTATTGTAAATGTCACCTTTGCGAGCGTCTTCCAGTACATCGAGTTCCTTGCTCATGCCGCCCAGAATTTTCAGGAACGGCAGCGCAAGATCTTCAGCGCCCATGTTCTCCAAACCCATTCCGGCGTCTGCCTCAAACATGGTCGGATCGAATTGCACTACTTCCGCAGATTTGGTCTCTGCAACCTCATTCTTTTTAACAGCCATTATTTTTTCCTCCTAATGATGGCTCGTTGTCCTACATATGCACCGAAAAGCTCCATAGGGAAGTCGTCTCCGTTTTCCACGCGCTCCTTAACCCAAGCGCGTAAGGTAGACGAGTGTACAGACGTATCTTGCTCAGCAAGATAGCCACGCTCTTCCGCAATCGAACGGAACTGCTCAGCCTTCTCGTCTTCACCCATGCCAAACGAGCATGAGACGGTGTTCTTGACGATGTCGCCAAATCCGTTGTCACGGAGCCATTGATATGCTTTAGGACGGTTGTCTACGAGGATGGATGCCCCGTAGGTCTGCTTGACAGAGACTTCTGAGCCATCATCAAGCGTCATGCTGGAAAGTCCAATCTCTGCCAACATGGTCGGCAGGTCTTCATCCGTCATCTTCATCAGGCTTTTCTTTGCTTGCTTGAGATCGGCCTCAAGGTTTGCAATCGCCTCTTCTTGATCGCGGATAGCTTTGGCTAATCCAGCTACTGTCGTTAAGTCACCCTGATCGAGTTTCTCAACGGAAGAGGCCAACTTGTTTTCAAAGTCAGCCTCCATTTGATCGAAAATGTTACTCATTCGTGATTCCTTTTTCGTGATTAAAGACACCTATCGGGTCTTGACAGACATGTATATATGCCTATATTTTCGCATAGTCAAGGAGGAAGTTGTGAAAAAGTACAAGTTCAAGACTGAACCGTTTGATCACCAGAGGCAGGCACTCACAGATTCGTGGGCCGCGGAGTATTATGCGCTGTTCATGGAGATGGGAACAGGCAAGTCGAAGGTGGTCATCGATACCATCGGCGTCTTACACATGATGGAGAAGATCAACGCCGCATTTATAGTGGCACCGAAGGGCGTGTATGACAACTGGGTAAAAGGAGAAATTCCTACACATCTCCCAGACGACATTGAGCGGCAGATCATGCGCTGGACGCCCGTCAACACCAAGAAGTATCAGGACGAGATGTGGGATTTCCTGTTTGGCGAGTTTCGCGGGTTGCGGATATTCGTTATGAATGTCGAAGCGTTGTCTACATCTCGTGGCACCAAGGCGGCGGTTGCCTTTCTACAAAAGTTTCCAGACAACATTATGGTAGTAGACGAGAGCACGACCATCAAAAATCGCAAAGCAACGCGCACGAAGAATATCATCAAGTTATCGGACTTTGCCAAATACAAACGCATCCTGACAGGCTCGCCGATTACTAGGAGCCCGATGGACTTGTTCAGTCAGTGCGCCTTCCTGTCTGACGCTGCGCTCAGCTTCAAGAGCTACTTCGCTTTCCAGAACCGGTATGCCGTGGTGCAGAACCGCAAGATGGGCAACCGGGCATTCCAAGAGATTGTGGGCTACCGCAGGCTGGATGAGCTCAACGAGAGGCTGGACCGGTTCAGCAACCGCGTCTTGAAAGAGGATTGCCTTGACCTGCCAGACAAGCTGTACACGCGGCGGGATGTGCCGCTGACCGATGAGCAGAAGCGCCTGTACGTACAAATGAAAAAGCTGGCACTGGCAAAACTAGACAATGGTGAGCTGGCTACGACTGCCAGCGTCCTGACGCAAATCATGCGTTTGCAACAGATATGTTGTGGGTTCCTGCAACCGGACGAGGGCGAGGTACAGCCCATCGAGAACAACCGGCTGAATGAATTATTGGACATTACAGAAGAGCTTCAGGGAAAAGCAATCATTTGGGCGTCGTATACCCACGGCATTCAACAGATAGCTTCGGCCCTGCGCGACCGCTTTGGGCCCGAAGCGGTCGCAACCTATTATGGCGCAACGCCACAAGACGAGCGACAGGCCATCGTTGACCAGTTTGAAAACCCGTACAGCGAGCTGCGCTTCTTTGTGGGCCAGCCGTTGACCGGTGGCATGGGCATCACTTTGACCGAAGCCAAAACTGTCATCTACTACAACAACAGCTATGACCTAGCTACGCGCCTACAGTCCGAGGACCGAGCGCATCGCATCGGGCAAAAGAACAAGGTGACATATATCGATCTGGTGTCGCCGGGCACGATTGACGAGAAGATCCTGAAAGCTCTACGCAACAAGATCAATCTCGCTGGTCAGGTGTTGGGTGAAGAGGCTCGGGAGTGGTTGGTTTAGAAACCAACCGGGACTTCAATTAACGTACCGTCTGGGCCGATTTCAACTCGTCTAGGAACGAAAGCTCCGGTAATCAACGTGCCGTCTGGGCCGACGGTTGTCGCGTATGGGTTTCCAAAGCTCGCAGAATCCGACAGGTCGGACAAGTCCGTGTTTCTAGTGGGCCCTGTAATGTCCTCAAGACGAAGTCCTGTGCCGGGAGCAGCTAACCCTTCATACAAAGATTTTCTTTGTACAGGGATCGGGTTTGATCTCCCATATAAGCTGCCCCGATCTTCAACCGTTGGATATTCAAGTTGAGTTCGATCTTGGTCCGCGAGGGCTTGAGCTTGTGCGAAGGCTTCAGAATCTTGCTGAGCAACTTGCACGAAGGGTCCGAGGTTAAATAAGTTTTCCCCCGCTAGCGTGTCATACCCCGGAGTTGTTTTTTCTAGTGGTGAAACGTCCAACGTCTCGATACCCTCGGCGCTATAATCTACACCACCACCACCATCATCTAATGTTCGTAGTATGTTACCGCGACCAAACAAGTTTCGTAAAATCCCCAAAGTAGGCGACAAACTAAATATGCCGCCCTGCTTGGGTTGAGTGGGTGCTGCGACTACTCTTCCTCTAGGGGTGTTTGAGCCTATCTTGAGGGCGGGAGCATAACCGGGGATGAAATCGCCTATCCCGCCTCTTTGAGTGCCCCGACCAGATGCAAGCCCAAGATACTGATTGTAAGCTAATCGATTGACATCCTCGATTTGCCGCGGAGTCATTATACCGCTGAAGTTGACTCCTCCACCAAAAACTCCTGCGTCCCCATACGGGTTGGTAGATGAGCGCCCGCTAGACTGCAAAAACCCTTGATAGTCTCGTTCAGCCTGCCGGTAGCTTTGTTCCTGCCCCGGATCCGCAGTGAACTGCGAAGCCATCTGAGATCTCTCATTATCCGTGCGTCCATCAGCCCGGACAATGTTCCCGGAGCTAATCGTAGCTCTTCCCGTCCTCGGATCAGTGCGAAACGTAGCCATCAGCCAAGACTCCCTATGCCTTCGATGAGCGCACGATCTTCAGGGAACAGGGCCGCGAACCGCGAGCGGTTGACCGAGCCCTGCCCTACTGGGTTCATGCTAGGGGAAACCGACACAAGGTCTGTGGTGGGAAGAGCAGAGGCTTGTGCCGGCATCTGTGGAGCCGGAGCCGGGGTAGATACAACCGGGGCTGGGGCTGGGGCTGGTTCTTCGGCAGGTTTTGGTTGTGGTAGCGGTTCACTTTGAATCGTTTCAGAGCCAAACCGCCCGGCATACGGCAGTCTTCGGCCAGTTTGTCTGGCAACTGCGGAGAAGGCTGTACCCAAAGCGTTAAAAGCTTCTTTGGCATCATTCTCGCTTTTAATGTCACGTAGAGCCGCGCCCAAAACCTCTCGGTCGTTGAACAAATTACTCATCTGCTTAACGCGAATCTTTTCTGGGCCACGTAGTAAAAAGTTAACCACCGCCTCAGAACCAGCTTCTGCGGCGATCATGCCCCCGCCAATACCACCGCCACGAGTCCCAAGTCCGAAACGGTTTAAAAGATTGTTGAACTGCTCTTGAGCTTTTTGACCGGCGGTGGCACCTAAGATGCGAGCCTGAAACAGGCTAACCGGCTTGACTTCTTTGAACAAAACCTCCTCAACGTCGCCACGAGCGTAAGCGTCTTCAACACCTCGCATACGAGCAATCGCATTATCTAAGTCTGTTTTGTGTTTGGGCTCGATCAAATCGTTTTTCACCATGAAATTCATCAAGGTAAAATCGTCTCTGCTTAGTGTTCCCTTTATTGGATCGTTAAGACGATTAAACATCTTCGTTGGGCTAAAACTCAGACCTAAACCTCCGGCATATTGCACAGCCTCATCTAGAATCAATCGACGCAGCCCTTCACGAGCTTGCGCCTTGGTGAAGATGTTACCCGTCGTCGGGTCTGTGATTTCATCGGGGGCTTGATTGATTATATTTACATAATTTTGAAGCATCCCACGTGGATTTTCAGGGTCATCAATAGCTCTGGAGATCGCCAGAAGTGGCTTGTTTGCTGTTTCAACAAAGTTTTTGAAAGCAATTACGTCGGGAGCTTCGCCTTTTTGCAACATGTCCGATTCCGCGGCTTCCTTTAACGCACGTGCGGCGGCAACATTTCTGGTGTCAATTTCTAGCTGCGGGAAGATGCTGAAAAGCTCTTTTGTGCCCGGCTGGTTACGCCAGTTACGAAGCATTGTCTCGTTTATGTCAAAAGTGCCATCAGGATTCTTTTTGGTCATTCTCTTCAAGGAGTCTCGAATGAGAAGATCGATTGTTTCGGTAGTGGTAAATCCATCGAAAGCCTGTCTATCCAGACCATGATCAATGCCGAACTTTACCGCAGCATTGACCTCTTCAACACGTTTTGCAGTCGCAGCGTTACCTCCCCGTAGGAAGGCTTTTGCCATTTCAGAGGGATCCATTCGCACACTGCGGTCAGGGTCAATGACTTGAAGCTCACCCAAGAAGCTACGAGTAAACACGTTGTTGCGAGCATAGGTGTAAGCACGTGCTGTATTGTATGCCACAGAAACGTCTCCTGCCCCCATCATGTCCCTGTATAGTGCGTCCGCCAAACGCGACATAAATTGAGCTAGGTCAGAGTCCGGGCTCAACCCCTTCCTGAGATCCGCAGCTTTGGCTAGCGCAATGCTCCGCATTTCATACAGTTTTTTAGAAGAGACCGGATTAGCTCCGCTCGCATTATCAAAATACTCCCTGAAATCTTCTAAATCCAAGCTAAGCTTGGAGTCCTTCAAAGCTTTCTGAAAGCGAGCCTCGCCTGCTTCTGATCTGAACTTCAAGCCATTCTCATCCACAGACCGGTCAAAAATATTAAGCGAGTTTGGACGGCTGATTTTACGCCCGTTTTTAGCGGTGAACTCAGAAATCTTGACGTTGCCCGTGTGCCCCCATAACTCACTTTCATACTTTTTGGACTGCACGATTTGCTTGTTCAACAGATTGTACAGGTCTTCACCAATTTTTACGGCGTTTGACCCCTCGGCCAAAATGTCAGTGCCCTCTTCAACGTCGCCCCGAACGCGTTTCTGTGCGCTCATGTACGTGTCTAACGCTTTTGCCATATCGGCAGAAATGCCTTCTTCAAAGATACCCTGTTGAATCCGCGCTGCTGCAAGAATAGCTGCCGGTTCACCTGTGCCAATTAAGGTTTCGATAGCATCTTTAGCGTTAGCCAAAAGCTGTTCTTTACCTTTAGCTGCACTTACGCCGAGCTCCCTGTTTCGTTTTGACAAGGAGGTTTCAATATTTTCTAGTGTGTTTTGAAGAGGCAAACCGTAGAGTTTAGCTGCCACGGAGGGGGTCTCTAAAATCATACTGCCGTCTTCATCGTAACGACGAGGTTGATTAAGCAACCCTTGAATTAAAACCTCTAGCTGTTGAGGCCCCTCGTATTCTTCTGAAGCTTTTAAGGCGGCGGTAAGACGCTCCGCACCCTCTTTAGTCAGCTTGGACTCCAAAATCCCCGACTTTTCTCCAGACCTCCAATTAGACAGTGCTGTTTTTAACTTCCCTACGGCGGCAGGGCCAGAATCAACTAAAATTTGAGCAGGAATTGGTACGACGGCTGATCCCAGAATTTCTCCAATAAGCCGAGAGCCCGGATCATACGGGTCCAAGTTTTGTGCCACGGCAGCGCCTACGCCACCCCCGGCAGCCGCGCCTAATTCTATCAAGCTAAAACGAATAGGTTTTTCCCGCGCCGCCTGTAGCGAGCCCGCCACCCCTTTTTCAATGGCCGCTGCGGCTCTTGACCCAATCGGACCTTTTGTCGGGTCAAACAAAAGCCCAGACGGGTTAAACTTCTTAAATCCAATCCCGGTCGCCTTTTGAACCCCTTCGGGAATCGCAAGCCCAGCGCCCTGCCCAAAAATCCTGCCTCGGGTCGCCAGATTCTCTCCCGCTTCTTGTGCCGCTTTAAAAGCTTTCTCAGACAAACCAGCATTCTTTGCGGTAAATTCTGCGGCGTCATCTAAACTGGCCGCGAATCGACCACTGGCTACGTCCTTAAAATTATCTAAAAACTGAACACTTTTTGGCACAGTTGGTGTTTTAGAGGCCAAGGTCCACGGCGCGTGAAGCATGGACAAACCTAATGTTGTGGTTTCGCCCCAGTTACGAGCTCCCTGCAAAGATGGAAGAGTCGGGTCCTGCTCGCCAATAAGAGCCTTCTCTGTCTCTTCTGCGGCAAAAGCAGCCGAAATCGCACCGATAACTCCGCCGCCAAGAAGAACAACGCCTTTTGCCGCCAAGCCCGGTAAACCGGCAGGTGGGATCATATTTGCTACGGGAGCGGCAAGTTTTACACCCGCACTAAATCCTAATCCTCCAGCGATAGCCTCGGGAGCTTCTCTAGCCATACCAGAGGTGAAAGCTCGAAAACGCTCTCCCGATGGAGCTTCCGGGTCATATTTGCCGTAGTCTTCAACATTGGTAAACAATGTTAGGATTTCTTCGTCGTCCAGCATCCTATCTTCTGGCGCGGCATCCTTGTAATTAGGCAAAAGGTCTAAGATGGGCGCAGTGCCATCTTTCAGACCTTCGTAAGTAATTCGGTCCTGACCAATTTTGTCTTGAGCGAATCCAACAACGCCCCGTGTAGTATCATTAAGCCCACGCTCGCGTATCAAACTTTGAAACTCGTCATTTGAAAAAGAAAGAAGCGGTTCAGTCATTACTTGTCCTTACCTTCCGCTAGTTCATTAATGATGCTACGCGTCTCATTCGTGGTTGATCTGTCAGTTTTCCTGCCATCTCGCCTAGATGCCTTGGATCCACCACCAAGGTAAGTGTTGTAGTTTTGCTCCAACGTGATGACATCTTTAAGAAGGCTTCTCAAGCGCAGTGCGGTGCGACGATCTTTTGTAACAATGTCGTCGTCATACATACCCCGAGATTCTGGGAAGTATTCGGGATCTGTCGAGGCGTAGCTCGTAAAGGCCCTCTGAAGAAGTGCTCGCATACCACGCAGAGTGCTTAAAGCTGTTTCGTCAGTTTTAAACAAGCCCGGAGCAAATCCTGCGGTTAGCTCACGCATGGCATCTTGATCATTTTTAAGGACGCGGTCGTCACTCATATTGTTGATAGCCCGAAGCAACTCTTCACGCAGGGACATGATGTCCCGATCTGCGCGTGTAAGCTCTTTACCTTCTTCACTCATAGGCCCGGCCAGACCAGTTTCACGGAATGTTTCAGTGAAGTAATTAGAGATTCTTTGAGTTAATTCTCCAAGGCCCGTAGCACGTTGATATTCAATGCTTGGGTCGATAACGGTATTTGGAATTTTCTCCCAAGAGCTAGAGGATAAATCCAATTCGCCCTCTGGGGTGAACAGGCTCTGTTTGAACTCTGTAGAATTTACATCCACAGGGCCGTCACCCGTTGCGGTATCATCTTTGGGCTTGGGCATTGAAACACCCGGAATTGTAGGCGTTACAAAACCACCCGCTTTTCTGGTCTTCAGAGCTTCCTGAATGGCTGGGGCAAGCTGCGGCGTTGGGTTCTTTACGTAGCTGCTACCTGTCCACGTGTAAGACGGCTTGGCATATTCGATAAGAGTTTGCTCAAACAGAGCAGTGTCGTCTCCCAGCGTACCTGACGCATATGCTTCAAGGCGTTCCTTGTCCGTGAGATACGTCAGTTGCGCTGTCTTGGCCTTGCTTCCCAACTTAGTTGCGTTTTCTGCGGCCTCTGCTACTGCCAACATGCCCAGCTTATACTGTTCGTCCAGAGCTTGTGCCGCCAGACCGAGGTTAAGCTGCTCCAGCTTTATGTCCATGCCACGTTCAGCCAACGCATTTTCAATGTCGCGCTGAGATTGAGCAATGGCCCGGTCAATGTCGCTTTGATCAGACGTAAATTTCTGCATCTCCTCTTGCATGAGCTGACGGAAAGTTTGATCACTAAGTTGCAGATTTTCTCTCTGTGCTCGATCAAGTGCCGCCTGCGCTGCGGTGAACGCTTGTGTGCGCTCCTGAGCCGTCGCGGACAAGGCTGCATTATGGTCTGCCAAGGCGATATTTTGCTCCTGACCAATGCCCATACGCTCAATCTGATACGCCTGTTGAACACCAGCCAGTTCAAGTTGATTCTCCAGATCCACGCCTTTTTCTTGTATGCGTAACTCGCTTTTAACCGTTTCAAGCTCTTTGCTAATGGCTGCGGCTTGAGCCTGTAAATCAGTGCGGCTTTTAAAATCAATCTGGCCTTGAAGAACAGCCAAGGCCCTCTGACCTTCTTGTTGCACAAGAAGGAGCTCTTCTTTTTTCGTCGCGTTATATTCGTCACGAGTAATCTGATTGGTGTTGCGAAGGTTCTCCAAATCAATGGCGTAGCCCTGACCAACTTCCGCCAGCTTGAGCTTGTTTGCTAACCCGAGGTTAGATAGCGCAGTCTGAGTCTTTAGGCCAAGTTTGTCTTTGAGTTCAATTTGAGCAATCGCACCAGCCTGTCGCGCCTCTTCTTGTGCTAGTTCTGCCGCAGCCTTTTGTTCTGCGGCCAAAGCAGTTTCCGCAGACCCGAGAGCCGCGAGCTGTAGACCTTGACGCTCTTTGTCAATCGCCTTTTTTGCCTCAAACTGCTGCTGGGCACGTGCGCCAATGGTCGGGAACAGCTTAGTCTGCTGCGCTGCCATGGCCAAACGCTCCGCAGGAGACAACCCGGCTCTTTCTCCTTGCATAGGGGCAGCAAAAGCAAGACCGGTATTCGCAAGATCAAACAGCATCTGGGCTTGTGTAAGCTCTTTTTGCTCCCGCAAACGTCCTTCGGGGTCACCCAAAAGGTTTTCACGAGCAGCATACCGCTCTCTTGCAAGTTCTCCCAGACGACCCGGGGTGCTTGCAAAGGGATCGCCACCCAACTGCATCATTTTGACCGGCTGGTTATCGCCTCGGCGGACCAGCCCGCCATCCTTAAAATTTACGGGCGGGGGCCCTCCCATCGGCTCAGGTGGCGCGACGTTCTCCATGATGCCCTGCGCCATTGGGCCCTCCATCGGCTGCTGCATTTCCTGCTGCGCCAACTCACCAATACCTTGATCTACAGCAGCGATCTGCATGACCGGCTGCACAAGAGCCAGAACCGACTCTGGTGTCTGCATGGCGTCTTCTGGGCCGACCACGCCTGCGAGTTCCTCGCGGCGCTCGCCCATAGTAGCATCGTCACCGCGAACCATGTTCATCATCTGCTCGTAGTCTTGAGCGCCCTCAAGGTCACCTGTGGTCTGGCTAGCTGTTGCCAGCATTTGATCGACAACCTGCGGGTCAAGCTGTTCTGCGGCAGGCGGGGGCATCATACCGGCAATGCCACCCTCTTGCTTGAACTCTACGCCACGGCCCATCAGGATATCGGCCTGTGTGATCTCACCATCTTTGTTCAGGTCCGGGAACGCCGCTCCACCCTTGGCGAACATCTGGCGGCTAAGTACACCTCGATTCATCATCCGAAAAGCCCCGCTTTCTGTGCGCCAGCCGCTGCGGACAAGCCCGCAATTCCTAAACCAGCATATTGTTGGAAGGGAGAAACAGACGGATCCGCAGAAGTGCTTACTGTCTGCGAACCGGACGGAACCCCTCTAAAAATGTCTGAAAGATAAGATACGCGCTGCTCTGGCTCAAACAGTTGTGCCAACTGCGTCTGACGGGTGGCATCCAAGCCCGCCTGATTATACATACGCTCCAGCTCTCCAACGTCAAACATAAACCGCGTTTGATCTTGGCCTAGCTCCTGACCCATCCGGCCCAAGGATGCAATCCCTTGGCCCATAGCAGCCTCTCTGCCAAGCTGGCGCTCTGCCATGCCCGCAGCGTTCATGTAGTTCTCTGCCGCAGCGCGAGCTAAAGCATCCGCCCTTCCTTGCTCAACCTTCCCCCGAAGAAGTTGGCCTCTATCTCCAAAAGCAGCGGCCCCGCCACCTTGAAGGACATTTGCAAGGCCCTGTTGAGCTTGTCGCTCATCATAAGCTCGCATAATTTCTTTTTGAATCGTGTCTTGGAACGGATTCATATACTCAGATATTTCATCTTGAGTAAGTTTCCGACCTGCACCTGTCACTGCGGCATCTGCACGGTCCAAATAGTCTTGATACGCTCCAATGCCGGTCCCCGCCCGGTTGAGCGCGGCCAACTGTAGGTCGGTCATACCGGCGACTTCAAAGCCGGGCAGTTCTTTTTCCTGCTCGGAGAGCCCCTTCGCCCGCTCCATGAGACCTAAGATGTAGGCTTCAAACTCGGGCGCTGATCTTTGAATAATAGTATCTGTAGCCATTACGCCATCGCCCTTCCTTTAGCCTCAAGACCGCGCATCATATCGTACATTTTGCGGATGCCTTGCTCATTGTCTCCGTTTCCAAGACCTTTGACGGCATCGGTGGTCATCACAAACTCACCCGGCATTAGCATGGCCCTGACGCTGTCCTCGTTTGGAACGCCCTCGTCTGGCATGATACCGCCGGTGCGGCGGGGGAATATCTCACCGCCCTCTGCGGCGTAGAGCGCATCAGTGAAGACATTGGAACCCAGAGAGCCCAGACCTTTTAACATCGTGTCAGGACCCCCGCCCATCAGGGGCCGAGGCTGTATTCCCGTTTCACCTCCGGGCCTCACGGGCATTGGTATATTACCAAATCCTACGCCAAGAGTCGGTCGGTTGAAGACATTCCCGCTTGTCCCCTGCCCGCCATACATCATGTCGTTTAAATTGCCGACTACATCTTCAGAATACTCTGCAAGGCCGCGTAACCCGCCTATGACGCCGCCTTCAGCAGCTTGAATGACGGGTTCTCTTCTAGCCGGGGGTGGTACAAACGGGTTGTAATCCGTGATATATCTCAACTGCTCTGCCGGAGATCCATACTTCTCTCGATTTTGAGCTAGAAGGTCAGCGCCCGTATCATACTCCACCTCTTCTACCTCGGGGGCGTCAAAGAATCCTGCGGAACCCGCTGCGAGACCGGCCAAAGCTATGCTAGGGCCGAAACGACGGATGAAGCCCGGGGACTGTTCTGCGGCCATCTCCTTAGCAATTTCAAGTTGAGTAGCATTGGCTTCTGCCGGATTAACCCCCATCTGTTTGAGAGCATCCGCCGTGGTGACCTTATCCGGCATTATGGTCTGTTGTATAGATTCGAGGGCCGAGATCTTTGGGGGTTGATTCGTGTCAACGCTTGCAAAAGGCCCAGCATCAGTGGACGGAGCGGTCACGGGCTTATAGTCGCCAAAGAAACCCCCGTCCCCGGAAAGTGTCTGACTAAAACGTCCCGCAGGGTCAGAAAAGGCTGCGCTGACGTTCTCGCCAAAGGACCCCTTCCCAGTAAATCCTTTAAACAGCGCACCTGTACCGCCTGCGATAACAGCGTTTTTCAAGGCGTCTTCTGCGTTGCCGCCCTGCATTAAAGTTCCAATGCCTGAACCCACGGCTGCGCCATATACAGGGCCGAGGGGCGTCATCGACAATGCAATCGGCAGGACAACCGGCGCGACTTTCTTCAAAACCTTGCCGACGCTGCCAATAGCCTTCTTCACGCCTTTTACGATCTTGCTCAAAAAGAACTCCGGCAGGCCCGTCTCAGGGTTCAAGCTGTTGGCCGACGAACCCACGACATACCGCTCGGGATCCTCAACGCCCTGCTCCCGAAGGTGCGAAAAGATAGACTCTTTCAGTTCAGGGCTTTGTTCGATCAGGGCCCGCGGCACGACGATCTCGCCGCTTTCAACGTGCACGATGCGATCATCGCCGAAACGACCGTAAGAGGCCATTTTCTTGGCCACATCGTCAAAAGCGGCAACCCCTTCAGAACCAAAGGCTTTTTGCGCCTCTTCCTGCTCGATTATAGCAATATCTTCGTCGGACATGTAAAAATCAGCGATACCACCTGACGGTACGCTGAGCATGTCTTGTTTCTGAGCAGATTGTCCCATGGCCGAATCTTACCTTACTTTTTATTAAGTAACAATCTTCACTGTTCCACTATCGTTGAACAAGGCTCCAGTTTCCAAACCCGCGGAGCTGGTGGGCAGGTTAGTCAAAGTTATGGCCGTTCCACGAATTTGCCCCGGAGTTCTTTCTTGGGAGATAAAAACTTCCAAGGCTCGAATCAGATCCTGCATATATGCCGAATCGTACTCTTCGGGAGCCTCTGGAAGTCTTGGAGCGGGAACTTCAATCTGCGCCATTACCGTCTCCCGTCAGGCCGCAAGTCTACCCTTGGGCTTCCCAGTTTCCATTTAGTGCCGAGAGCCGTGCTCTCTACACGTAGAGCAAAAGACCGGCCCCTTGACCGCACGTGTAATTGTTCCGTGTAAGTTTCAACCGGGGCGCTAGCTGTTTGCACCGTGGTGCCTGACGAAGTGTCGCTAAAATCCGCTCCGGGGAAGCGCCTTGATTTTATGGTGAACACAGCTTGTGGAGCGCTTAACGAGGTAGAGCCGATAAAAGTTAAGTCAGGAACTATCCGTCGAATAAATGAAAACTGGTCCCCGTCTCCTATGTCTATGCCCGCAGATTCAATAAAAGCGGTCATCGCGGAGCCGTCATCATCAAAACCGATCTCATGGTTGTAGAGAAATTGACTGCCCGCAGCTATCGGGAAGGACCGCGTGCCGCGGTCCAACCACGCCGTTCTAGCTAAAGTACCAAAGTACCAAACTTTCTCTCCATAGTTGTATACAACGTATCGGTCATTATCCGTAGAAGACGCAGAGGGATAGAACCAAAACACCTCGGAAAACTCTGAATTTACACCGGAGACAATTTTATCCGCTTCCGAAGTGTTGAAATCGTTGAAAACTTTTTCTTTTACTGTGCAAGGCAGTTGTTGGGTGCGACCCGCATACACGTAAAAGTTGTCGATACCCATCCAAAACACAACATCTTCTGTGGACGCCGCAGCTTGAGGCCCCGCTATGGTTATGTTTGAAGCTAGCTGAGACAGGCCAAAGACAAAATCTCCGCCGATGAATCGCATAGAAAACAAAGCGGTGTCCGTGTAAACCAGTATTTCTCTTTTTGTTTCTACCGCTTGAACAAAAGTGGAGCCCGCGCCAAGCCTGAGACTACCCGCGGTATTTGTAGTGTCTGGGAACCACAAGGTTGCGCTTTCTTGAGTAGAAAACCGGATTAAAAGGGGGTCTTGTACTCCATCACCTTGAGTATCACTAGACCCACCTTTGGAGTCACACCCAAAAGCAATTACATGACGGTCCTGATCAGAAACAAGTATTTGTTTTGCTACTCTGGGGACACTACGAGAACCACTTCCGCCAAATGCACTAAGTTCCACCGCTCGACTAGACAAATTGGTAGAACGGTCCCAATAGAAGATATTGCTGTCTCGTGCATTAATCAGCAGATCTTCACCGAAGTTATCGTGTGACCACAGACGTATCTGTGTAGTTGTTGTCAGGCCACCAGATGCCGCATCACCCCAGCCAAAATAATCGTTAGCTGCGCTGGCGTTGCCTTTAACAAGAGTCACCGTAGAACTGTCGGCATGTGTAACAGCGTCTGTTGCGACATTTGAAGTTACCGTATTCACTGTTATGGTGGTGCCGTCAGCTTGAGTGAGAACGTCGTTACTGCCACCGTGACCTGCTGTGTTTACATTGCTGTCCGCCCCTGTGCCCGCATGAGCGCGAACAACGGTTAAATCATTAGTCGATACATTGGTGACCTTCATAATTTCGCTATCGACAAGAATAAAATCGCTAGCAACAATTCCGTGGCCGCCACTTACTGTTAAAGTTGTATCGGAATTTGAAAAAGTTCCACCCTCGTTGATGGCGGCCTCTGAAGCTCCCGCTGACACACCACCGTATAAACCTGCGCCCCAACCTGTGCCGCCAACCGTCGCGTCTAGGCCGACATTAATTTGATAAGCTGCAACAGTGCCGCTCCCCGTGTTTCCATTTGCAGAATCACTCGAACTTGCAATTAATGACGTAGAACCCGCCGCTACACCCAGCGTTATTTCATAGGTACTAGCGTCGATAACTGCCGTTATCTTATGTTCTGCCTCTAGGATATCTTTAGTAATATTACCGCCACTACCAAGACCGGCGGCATCAACACCACTGAATGTGACAAAATCATTTTCAACCGCACCGTGTCCAATCTCTGTAACAGTAACTATTGTGCTATCGTTGCTTCCAGCCGTTGATACTGATTTAAAGTTTTTGCTGGTAGAGGCAGAGAATGTCACATCACCCGCGCTAGTGGTCAAGCGAAGGGGCGTAATGTCGTTAAAGCCACCACCTTCTTCAATGTAGTATTTCAGATGTGTTCCGACGCCAAGGTAGTTCGAGCCATCCAGCGCGATCCAGTTATGCAGCGCCCGTGCAGATCCAAGATATGTTGACGATGTTAGCTTCTCCCAGCCGCCTAGCTTTTCTGGATAGCCCATACGAAAACGGATTTTGTCACAGTCACGCCAGCCACCCTCGTTAGAATACGAAGTAACCTCTTGGTTAATGCCGGGTCTGAATTGTAGCTTAGTTAGTGGCATTATGGCGTGGGCGTCCCCGGCGCATTGAACACATCCATGTTGATTGTGCCGGATGCTGGCACGTTGGTGTTACCGTTGACGGCGTCATATCCAAGCACATAGCTATTGGTAGATTCGTCGTTTTTGACTTTGCGAGTTTGCCCCGCCGTATAAGATTGTGCGCCGCCCGTCGAGCCAGATGTTGTGGTAATAGTTACAGAGCTATTGTTAGTAAAGTCCACATCATGTGTTGTGACAGAAGCTCGACGGCGAGAGTATACGCCAGACCCTCCCTCACCTGAATTAAAAGTGTAGTTAACTACGTCACCAGCAGAAAGGGTGCCGTTGTTAGTTCCGTTTCCTGTCGCGCCGCTGGCGGCTGGGCCAGTGTAATAACTGATGCTTACAGACGCGCCATTTTGAGTGCTGTCAAAACCATTCTGCGATATTTCAGTTCCGCTGTTTATTTTGTGCCTAACGGTCACACCGCCGCCGCTCGTCCCCCCACCATCAGCAGTGTCCCCGATTATTTGTATCACTGCATCAGCGGCAGTCACAGTGTAGTTTTGCGGCGGAGTGCCAATCGCTCTAGAAGTGACATTTCCTAAGGAGCCTGTGAAGGTGCTGGTACTGGTCACGTCCGCAGTGAACTCGCCGATTGTTTGATCCGAAGTGCCACTGGTATTAGCTTGCGCCGTCACTTGTTCGCCGGGAACCTCACTTCCCCCGCGATAGTATTCCGACAAACTAATCGGGTTTGATCCGCCGTAAAAAGTTTGTAAATCCGAGAAAGAAATCTCGTTTCCTGCTCCGCCATTAACACCCATCTATGCCCCCTAAGTCGGCGTGCCGAACGCCGTGATATCTTCTGCTGCGATCACTTTGCCGTTATCTTGAAGAGCAAACACAGCGGTGCCGTTGTATTTGAACAACAGATGATCGTCGGAGTCCACTTCAATAGTCCAGTTGTTTGTAGTTCCGTTGATCTGAAGATCAGAAGCAAGCTCTAACTTGCCAGAACCTTTTCCAGCTAGTTTAAGGTTGATGTTAGTGTCATCGCCTGTGGCTGACAGTTGCGGGGGGTTGCCTGTCGCAGCGTTAGTGATTGTAAATTCGTTTACCGCGCTGCCTGTTTCAGAAAATTTCAACAACTCAAGAGTGCCGTCGCCAATTGAGTTGCCATTTACATCCAGCATTCCACCTAGCTGGGGAGTTTGGTCACCTACAATATCAGGTATGAAACTGGCTTTTTGAACCGCCGCCCCACTACCCGCGCCATCAGCAAAAATCCACGCTGTTTCGCCATCTATGATGGATGCGTCGCTGCCAGAACCTTGTGTAAAAGTTGCGGTTTGCCCAGATGAATTTTTGACTAAGTAGACTTTGTCTTGGTCATTGGGGTCAATGGTGATGGTGTTTGTGCCACTAGGACTTCCACCAAGCACGAGAACCTTATAACCGCCGTTAGAAAGCGCCCCATCAGTCGTTGTTAGAGTAGTTGTAGTTCCGGACAAAGAAAGAGCAAAAACACCATTAATTGCACGATCTATAATGTCAAAGTTGGTATTGGTTGTTGTACCCCAAGTACCTGCTTGTTCGCCAGAGCCGGGTTTTTCTATGCCAAGGTTGGCCGTGTATGTAGAAGCCATTTAGTTCACCGTTTCTGTCCAAGTCTGTGAGTTAGTGTTTGCATCTACGTCGGTCCAAGTGCCGCCAGTGTGCGTAATATCAGACCACGTTTCAGGAGTTTCTCCGGCGTTGATTTCCACAAATTTCAATTCACCGTTTGTAGATTGTACCATCAAGAACACAATATCTGAAGCCCCCGGTATTATCAGCCCTCCAAAAGTGTCTTGTGTGAATCCGAACTCTTGGTCAGATGAGGCTGTTTGTATTCGGGTGCCTATGCCAGTTTGCTCGAACAGCGCAGAAAGATCGGCGTCAGCGGTGCGAAGACGAGTGCCTTGGCTGGTTTGCGTTGCGTTGAAGTCTTGTGTTGAAACTCCAGAAATAACACGAACAGCAGCACTGCTTTGCGTGAAGTTTGACGATACTGTGGATACACCAACAAGGATACCAATACCCGCATACAGAGCGGTTGATATGGCACTAAGCTCGGCGGTATTGCTAAGTATCAAAACTCCCGTGCTTGTTTGATTAAGCAGTGCCGACATCGTGGCAGAGTCAATCTGTATACGAGTGCCAACGCTAGTCTGCTCCAGCACTGATGACATTGTAGCTGAATCTACCAGCGTAGCGGATGCCGTGGAGGTCTGTGTAAAGTTCGCAGACTTGGTTGCCGCCGCTGTTTGGATGCGCGTGCCTGCTGACGTTTTAATAAAGTTAAAGGATTGAGTTGAGTCTCCAAGCCGCAGCCGCGTGCCTGCTGAAGTCTTGGTAAAGTTAGCCTGCTGCGAAGATACTCCGCTAAACAAGCCAATACCAGCGGCTGACTCGGTAAAGTTTGACGATACGGAAGAAGTGCCTACAAGAATGCCGACGCCTACGTTTACAGCAGTGGCGGTCCCAATCATCTCGGACACGCCAGAGCCTATGAAGATTGCGCCGCTTGTCTGCGTAAAATTACCTGAAAGCGAAGCTGTGCCAGATTTCGGCGCAAGGCCATACTGGAAACCAAACGGCTCCTCCGAAAAGCTGCCTGCGGCAAACATTAGTCAGCGTCCGCAATGGTCAGTTCACCGGCTGCGACCTGTCGCATGATTTCGTCATAATGACGGTTGCCCGAAGCGAGGGGTACATACACTTCCTCACCATCAACGGTGCATTTAATCCCCGCATTTTCACTTGAAAGGTTCACGAAATATTGTGCGCTTGTAATACTCATCTCATTCATATTCACAATTCCGCATCCATGTTCAAAGTTCCGGTATCGTCAGCATTGTATATGACCATGCCTCTACCTGCTGATGAACTGCCGGTGGCAAAATTAGCATCAAATTCTACAGAATGTGGTTCTGTATAGGTGGCTGAAAAAGATGTTATTGTCCCAAGAGCCGCGCCGTCATACCAATTAAGAGTTCCACTAATCGTCACTGATGGCGCGGCTCTCATAGTTACAGGCAACATAAATGCCATTCTATCCGTACTGCCACCGGACGTTACCCCCCTCGCAGGAGGCTCATTATAAGTTTGAAAATACCTCTTACACTTCTGCAACTCATCCGCAAAGGACCGATGCTCAAACGGCGTGGCCTGTTCGCCAACCTCAAGTTGAATTCCAGTGATTTCAAAGAAATTACTAGTCGACGCAAACAAACTACCTATTCCTACTGCACGATTGGCATTGTTTGCAGCCGCCCAGTCTGTACTTAGAGTACCGCCAGTAAAAGTAGAGCCAGCGTGTTGCCAAAAGTTAAGCTGCAAGTCATTGGTATTATCATCACCGAACTGCATACCACTTGTTGCGGCTGGCACGTTAAACGTAAATCTTTGCCACGATGATGTGATGGTAAACAGTTTAGCAATCTGCCTGTTAGTGCCGTGAGACGTTCTTACCTCTAAAACAACTGCACGACTTTCGTTTGCTTTAGCATAAAAAGAAACTGTAAATGCTTTGCTAGATGTCGATGTGTTTAATAATCTCTGGAGGTTTTGACCTTCGAAAGTAGTTTGAAAAATACATGCTTCTCCTGCTGCTATGCTGGTGTCTGCTGTGGTGCATTGCAACTTAGTGGCATTTGAAAACCCAGCCAAATCTGTCACGCTTGACTGTGACATGGTAAATCTACCTGCGGTTGCGTCTGAACCAACAAGCATCTGAATACGGTCTACAGTATGATAACCGGCAGATGCTCCTAACCCAGTTGTGCTTGTTGCCCTCTGCGCCACCTGCATCGCACCGTTGATAATAATGTTTCTGTTCGACAACGCCGTCTGAGAACCAATCAGTGCGGCAAGTTCTGCTGCCTTACTCATGCGAGGTCTCCGTGAATAGTCATTGAGAAATTCCCACTAGAATCTTCTGCGGCTGAACTACTGTTAAACAACCTGTTAGCAAAAGCAGAAGCACTGTCCTTATCAACAAGAATATTTCCGGTTGCTGAATGGTTTGAACCTGCAACAGCGGATGCGCCACCCGAACTCCCCATAGCGTTGCTTAACGAAAATTGTGCATCTCCTGTTCCCGTGTCCGTGGAGCCACTAATATTAAAGCTGTCTGATATGACAATATCACTAGATGAATAAACCCATCCTATCCACGCCTTCGCACTGCCCTGTGCAACAAAGCTGGTGGCAATGCTGTTGTTCCCGCTCGCATCTTTGAGGGTGTTTACTCTAAGTTCACTAGCCATTATGCGAGGTCTCCAGAAGCTATTGTACCCATAGCCATGTCACTGTATGAACTGCCATTAAAGCTATAAACAATCCAGCTACCTGCTGATGTGGCTGAAAACGCATTATTTGAACCCACACTGCCGCCTGTTGTTACACAAGCGTAGCTGCCTGACGCAAAGTCGTTAGTGTAGTTACAGGTTTGTTGGCCTGTGTTTGTATCTACAAGTGAAGATATGTTGAAGCTATCGTTTATAGAGGTTCCCGCGCTGTTACATTCAGCCCACGCTTTTGCCAACCCCTGCTGCAAATTCGTTGTGGTCGAGTTGCCCTCGCCGGTAACCGCAATAGACCCAGCCGTGGTTACGCCTGTGATTGTATCGACTTTTAATGTGCTTGCCATTATGCGAGGTCTCCGTGAAAGGTGCCGCAAATGAAGTTACGATCTGTGACTGAACCCGCCGCATTCTTTAACTGAATCTGATGTGTCCCTACGGCCATGCTGGCAGATTTCATTTGATAAGTTGTCTCTGCTCCGTCGGACGCGCCACAGTATGTGAAAGAGTAATTTGCATTTCCAAAAGATGTAGAAAAAGATGTGGTGTAATCACCTGTGCCGTTATCTGTTAGGCCAGAGGTATTAAAGCTGTCCTGAAAAGACACATCCCCTGAACCATCTATATTTGCCCACGCCTTCGCAAGCCCCTGCACAGTAGTAGTGGTCGCAGTGCCGCCTTCTCCAACAGTGACAGAGGTATTTGCTATCTTGACATTCGTGCCACCAGAGCCAGCCTTATCTACAATGGTATCTACATTCAATACGCTGGTCATACGATGCTCCAATACCCATTAACAGTCACGGTGGCGCTCTGCGTAATCGGCCCCGCCGACACACCGTTCTCGTCGCTGTCAATCGTAATGTCTGCGCTGATGGTCTGACCGTTCAGACGGATGATGGAGTTGTTGCCCTTGAAGGGGTATCGCGTATCTGCCTCGGACTTGGTGTAGCTGTCGGCGACGGAAAACGCATCGTATACCACCATCTCCACAACGTCGTTCAAAGACGCCGCCGTGACCAGCACAACGGTTGTGCCGGTTGTAGCTGTGTAGTCGGTGCCGGGCTTTAGCAGCACACCGTTCTGGTACACATCCATGTACATGCTGTCGGAGTATGTCAGCACCAGTGAGTCGGAGTCTGACCCGCTGAAGCTGGTCTGCCCTGCCGTGGCTTGATACACGAAGCGGTTACGGACGCCGAACTCTGGGGATTTACCTATGTATGGCATTGTCAGCCCTCCAGTGCCGCTACTTTAGTCTCTAGGGCTTCTATGCGAGTCATTGCTTCTTGCAGTGCTTTTACAGCCTTCATGTACAAAACGCTGTACTTGACGTTTTTGCGAACTACATCGTTCCCATCCTTGTCCGGCTCACTAAGTTTGGCTTCCTCAACTAACCCTGACATTCCGGCGGTTTCTACCTCTTGCGCCACAACTCCAATTTGTGTCAAATCGTCGTCGATAAAATTAAAGTTGCGAACTTTTAGAGCCTTAATGTCATCCCATTGAGACGACGCATCTGTGATGTTCTCTTTAAGGCGCTGGTCTGAAAGCTGACCGTAACTGTTGTTAGCGTTTACAACATTCCCGCTGTCACGAACCGCAAATTTATCTGCACCCATCAAGCACAAGTTATAGCTTGAGTTGGTTGTGGCTCGTGCAGATGTAACTTTAAGAACCTGTCCCTGAAAGGTTGAGAGTGAACTGTGTATGATTGCTGCCTGATTGTTACTTGTAGGCTCATCAACATGGAGGGCTTGCGTCGGGGAGGATTCCCCGATGCCGACGTGGCCGCTGTTGGTGATACGCATCGTTTCATCTGTTGCGGACCCATCTGTCTTTTTAAAGATGATTTCACCGTCAGCACTACCATCCCGTGCAGTAATGATAAGCGCACCGCTAGTAGCTTGAAGAGTGGCAATATCATTTGTACCTGACGAATCAGTCATAGTGATGGTTGGGTCATCACTTGTCAGAGTAAGTCCACTAGATAAAGTGCCAACCCCTTCGCCATTTACTTTAGTTAATGCCATCTCTTACTCCTTATGCGTAAGGCGAGTCACCAAGCACGGAAGTATCCCAAGCTGCCTTCAGCTTTGCAATCGTGTCTGCGTTAGTAATTGCAGATGCAGCAGGTGCATCACGCAGTGCCTTCTTCTTGTTTACAGACGCAGTTTTAGCAGACGCATCGTCCGCCTCTAAGGCTTTCATATATGCAACATCCTCTGCCTCAAGCAGCGGCGCACGAACTTCACGGATTTTGTCCTTGAAGATCTCCTTGGCCTTTGTCATGTCCTCGCTAATGACGGTGCCACTCAATGACCATGCACCGCGAAAGTGACGGTCAGAAGGAACGGTAGCCTTGGAAGCCTCGATCTGGTTCCCGTCCTTGTCTACGATGTATGTTGTCGGCATTTTTTGCTCCTCTAAGCTGCCAGTTCATCAGAGATACGCCATGCGTTTCTCCACTCGCGTGTTCCCGGAAGCTGTTGCTTCCGACAGATCACCATCTTTGGGCGGTTGCCCTCGTCCCACGACTGCCATACAGACTGTGGTACGTCCTTCTGGATGAGGTATTCGATGGCCTCTTCTTCGGTCATCGGCCCCATCGGTTCTGTATTATGCAACAAGTAGCCGCGTGTATGTTTCTTGAAGTCGGGCTGCGCCTCGTCCTTTGCTAGTTCCCAGTATACCCAGACCGGCGGCAATATCCCACCTTGTAGCGCACACGCCATCCAGTTGGGGTCCGGCACCAATATCTTGGCGCACTCATCTACCTTGTCCTCGTAAACAACGCGATAGTCTGACTGCACACCTTCAAGGTTCTCTTTGGCCCAGCAGAGCCTATCCCATAGATGTGTGCCTTGAAACTCTGGTGTTACCGTCATGCGAGGTCTCCACTACAGTTCAAACTGTTATACCCATTATCAAGCATCGCGCCACTTGTGTTGCGTGTCGGAAAAACTCGGATACTAGATGTGAGAACAGTGCTGTCATCAGCAATGTAAGAACCCGGATAACCTGATGACTCTAAATCCACACTTTGCCCTGAAGAATACGCTTTCGCCGCACTGAAATTATTGGTGAAGTTAAATGTATAGTCACCCGTACCACCATCTGTTTCACTTGCTACATTTAAACTGTCGTAAGCAGTGGCTGAATTACCATTAAAAGCAATCCACATTTTATTACTGCCATGCACGACAAAGTTTGTAGTCACCGAACCCGCAGTTGAGTGCGTCAGAGTATCTGCTTTGAGTGTACCGAAGCTAGGCATTATGCGAGGTCTCCAAATACTGCCAACCCAACCCTACCTGTGTCTGCATTAGCATGACTACTGTTTCCTGTTGTAATTGCAAAAGTTGATGTAGTTGTGCCTGTTGTACCACCAGCATTGCCTAAAAGTTCGTGATGTTGAGAAGAAAGAGTAGGCACGGCATAGTTTTCACTTGCCATGTTATTTGTAAAAACAGGCCGCTGCTCCCCTGTACCAGTGTCCGTGATTGAGCCTATGTTTAAGCTGTCTGCTCCGCTTCCAGGGTCAGTGCCATCATAACGAATCCATGCCTTCGCCAGCCCCTGCTGCAAGTTTGTGGTCGTGCTGTTGCCTTCACCCGTGACTGCAATAGAGCCAGCAGTGCTAGTACCAGTCAGCGTGTTTACAAGAACGGTACTCATGCGAGGTCTCCTACTACCACACCAAGAACAAAACCAGTGTCTAAGGGAGTTCCCCCCTGTGATATATTTTGACTTCTGGTAAATCCGGTCCCTGTAGATGTCGGGTCAAAATACGTTGCGTAACTATTTACGCCGGTTGTATTGTCTGTCCCATTTGTTCCAAGTATTGCAACATGGTTAGAATTATTCATGGCATTCGTAAAATTATGACTAAAATCTCCCGTAGCATTATCTGTTACGGAGCCAATATTAAACGTGTCTCTATAGGCTTCTGTGCCTATGGCATTTAAGTTAAACCACGCCTTCGCAGCGTGTTGCTTCGTCAGCGTAGCCGCACCGCCGCTGGTACTCTGGATGGTATCTGCCTTCAACGTACTCATAGCGTCACCAATGTCCCGCCACTTTCAACGGTCAGAGTCACGCCACTGGCTACAGTAAACGGGCCTGTCACGTTTGCGTTTTCGCTTGCAAGGATTGTTACATCAGAGGTCAGGCTCTGTGCATTGGTGCGGAATATTGCACCGCCCTTGAATGTCCCCTTGTTCTGATCTGGCGGAGTTATAGAGTTTTCGGCCACACCCATGTAAATCACGAATATGTTGCCGGTGCCGCTAGACGGTGCTGCTGTGAACGTAAGAGTTGTGCCATCTGGCACGGTAAACGCATCCACGCTTTCCTGCACGACGCCATCGACGGACACGATAATATCTTCCTGCGCCACCGTTTGATTTAGGGTAAACGTCGTGGTCGATCCGTTGCCGTTGAACTCTTGCGTAGCTGGCCGCGTCTGAAATCGTGTTGCTATAGGATTGCCAATAAACGGCATCAGGTGATCTCCATAATACTCAGAGCCGCGTCGATCTTGGCGGCGACACTACAGTCGATCTTCAAAACATCTGTAGTCTGCAAGACAACCTTGTTGCCAGACAGCAGTTCAACAGAAGATCCCGCCGGGATTGGGATGTCCTTGACCAGCAGGACCGTCTCGTTGGTCTCTGTGTCTGATGTGTCGGATACAAGCTGTACGTCGGCAGTCACCTGACTCGTGTGTACGTTACAGAGCATCAAGCCCAAAACGATACTGGTCGTGCTTGACGGCACCGTGTACAGGGTCAGGGGCGTACCGGCACTAGCTGGCATTGCCGCGTTCGTTTTTACTTTGAATGTATTAGCCATCTACTACTCCTTATCATCCAAGCGCAATGGCTAATGCCGTGGCTTCGTCTGCTGCCGCTGCGGCGGTTGTTGCACCAATATCGGATAGGACCTCTGACGCCGAACGGCCTTCGACAGCAGTGCCGTCAATCCGTAAAAAGTCGTTGTCGGCAGCGCCAGATGTGAATGTAGCTACATTTCCACTAGAAATGCCAGAAGATGGTATGTCTGATGTCAAAGCAACCGTGCCGGTGGCGTCGGGCAACGTGATGGTGCGGCCGTCGGTTGGGTCGGTGACTGTCAGCGTGGTTTCGTGATCGTTAGCGGTTGCGCCTTCAAATTTTAAATCTACGTCAGTGTTGAGTTTAACGTCTTGATTAGAAAATATAGTGTCGCCAGAACCTTGCAGATTCATACGGTTCGAGGAAGCCGATCCATTTGTAGCTACAGAAAAAACTAAGCCGCCATCTTCTGTGCCGTCCGTGTTATCAAGCAGTTTTCCAGTGATTCTTGCGTATTCAAAAATTTCATCAGCGTCGTTTTCGCCTTTAAATTGTATTCGTCCAAGGTTATCGTCATCAGCAGGACTTGAGCTATCACGGCGCAGCACCAAAAGCGGCCCCGCAGCAGACCCTGTAGCGGTATCTGTCAGCGTAACATCGCCTGTAAATGTACCGCCAGCAAGCGGCATGGCCGCTATGTCAGACAGGACTTCCGAAGCAGAACGACCTTCAATGGCAGTACCGTCCACTCGCAAGAAATCGTTGTCAGCCACGCCACTGGTGAACTTCGGCACGTTTGTGTTCGATATGCCCGTATCCAGCACGGCTGCTGTACCAAGGCCAAGGCTAGTTCTGGCTGTAGAGCCAGACTCGGCGACGAAATTACTGCCGTCACCGACAATGAAGTTGCCGTTCGTCACGGCAAGGCCAGCTACATCTTGAAGCTGCGCGTCCAGTCTGGCGTTGGGTAGGGTGCCAGACCCAATGTTGCTTGCATTAGTGGTGTCAGTTGTAGCGGAAGCTGCCAAAGACGTGCCATTTAATGTTATAGCGTCTGCTTCTAGCGTGCCGTCTACATCTACATCGCCAGATATATCTAGGCTTCCTGCTTCTACTTCGCCTGTAACAATTACACCAGTAGATTTTGTTCTAATTTTTGTCTCTGTGGAACTGGTGCCAAATTTCATTTCAGCGTAACCAGAAGCAGAGAACTGTATCATTGCCAGCCCATTCTCGTTTCTAAGAGAAATGGCAGTAGCATCCATGAGTAGATTGCCTTGGCCTACGTCTTTTATAAAGCTGGAACTACCATTGTGAAAAATTTCTAAATCGCCGCCAGTACCAAATACTGCCTTTGCATCGTCAGCAAACTCTAGTGCGTCGTCAGACTTGTCGAAGACGATATTAGCACTATCGCCAGTGAAGGTTACATCGCCGGTAAACGTACCCCCTGCCTTCGGCATGGCCGCGTCTGCGGTAGACCCTTGTGCTGCGGTAGCAAAGTCAGATGAGTCGAAGGCTTTAACCTGCGAAAGGTTAGTAACCTCGCTATCCATCAACGCGCCAGCGGCGGTGACATTCGCTGTATCAGTTACGTCTGCGGAGGCTTCAATGCCATTCAATTTCGTGTGATCAGCGTCGGTGAAGACGTTGCTATCACTTGCGCTTTCCACGAGTGTACGAATTTCAGCCGCAGTTTGATCTGCGGTTGCACTGGCTTCGATACCGTTTAACTTGGTGTGGTCAGCGTCAGTAAATACATTGCTGTCGCTAGCACTCTCTACCAACGCCCTTATCTCAGACGCTGTCTGATCTGCGGTAGCGTTACTTTCGATACCGTTCAGCTTGGTATGGTCAGCATCAGTAAAGACGTTGCTATCACTCGCGCTTTCAACGAGTGTGCGTATCTCACTTGCTGTCTGATCAGCAGTAGCACTTGCCTCTATGCCGTCGAGTTTTGTCCCATCAGTAGCAAGATCACGGCCATCAATCGTGCCGGGAATCGAGATGTTGTTACTTCCGTCGAGGAACACCGCCTTCTCTGCTGGCTGCGTGCAAAAAATTGTTTTTGTTCCTGCACCCCAGTCAACACGGTTGTCACTATTGCTAGACTGCAAGACGTTAGCGTCAGATCGTGAAAGAGTTGTGCCAGACGCTGTGTATGTGCCGATACCAACCTCAAAGTCAGTGCCGTCAGTACAGCAATAGTAGGTGGTGTTGGAGTTACCTATCTCAGAGAATGCCTCAAAACCAGCAACGGCACCGGCCAAAGTATATGTGCCAGTGCCGGTGGTAGTGGTCGTCTCCTTGACGCGGTCCTTTAGAACCAGTGCCATGTTACTTCAACTCTATGGTTAGATTTCCTGCATTGATGCGGAAGATGTCTCCGGTGGCGATTGATTTACTTGCGTCCAACGCACCGATAAACAAGACGTTACCGCCAGACCCCAGCGTGTCGGGAGTGTTACTGACATGAGTCGCGATAAAGACATGGGTAATAACGTCGGTTCCGCCGCCACCAGATGCCGGGAAGTCTATGTTGGCAGCGTTTGTGCAGGTCTGTGTATCCGCTGTGTCAGCGGTCAGGGTCCAGCCGGAAGCCGCAACTTGCTGTCTAGCATAGCTAGTAAAGTTTGCTTCAGTGATTGTTGGGCCAGCTGCATCTTCACCCGTAGAATCTGTGAAGTTGCTCACCGCTGTCGCTAGCCCAACGAAAATGTTATCGCCCGGTGAGCTAAAAGATGCGGCGTCATTTTTGAAAATATAGCTAAGAAGCCTATTCTCCAAAAAACTGGTTGCTGCATTTGCTGTTGCCATCGTTTTTACTCCTTATGTTCGAGGCCGATCTGGCAGACCTCTACGATAGGAGTCGCTGTTTTCCCTAGCTTCTCCAAGATCTTTAAACCGGCTCACCGCTTCAGCGAACTGTTTCTCGTACAACTGAATGACATCAGGCTCACCCTTCATATAAACATACGCTTCGTATAGCGATCCGTAAAGAAGCGCGTTAGGAGCGTTAGTGCTTAGCCATGTCGTACCGCTATCCGCTCCAGCGGTGAGTGATGCCGGTCTATAGAAATAATGAAACTCACAGACATAGTTGCTATCCGGCGTTGGACCTAAAATCATGTTGTCTACATCGAAACGTGCGTAAAAACGTGGCGTTCCTGTTGTTGCAGAATTTGGATTGAACTCCTGAATGAAGTTAACATCCTTTTGCAGTAAGAATTCTTTATTACTGCCGTTCGTGATAGACAGAGAAAAAGAAGCCAGAAAGTCTGAAGGTAGAGATAAAAACGGATCATTTTGCGTAAGTGCACTGTTAGCATTCTTACGAAAATATTCTAGATCAACGAGGTAAAACAGTCGGTCCTCGGCGGCACGAATAAAGTCATCAAGATTTGATACAAAAGTAGTTTCAGTATTATCTGTGTACTCTTGTATGGCTGTTTTTAATTGTGTGAACGTATACGCCATTTATGCCTCCAAGGTTACCGGCCCGGCAGTCGCATTTTCACCTCCCCCGCGTTGACCACCCGTGGTGGCTGTACCGGAGGATGCCGTAAACGTGTAGGTGTCAGTATCTGTAACCGTGATCGAATAACCTGAACTATTTTGAAGAACGACGCTTGTAAACCCATCAAATCCATTTGCCTTTCTAAAACGAACGGTGTTTCCCGTGGTTCGGCCATGGCTGATCTCTCTCACCGTAATAACTGCACTTCCTGAAGATCCCGATGTAAACGAGTCTTTTACCAAAATGCGCTCTAGCGCGGGTTCCGTTCTATCCGGCCTAGCGTCAGCTAAAGCTTCTGGATCTGCTCTAGAACGAAAAGGGCCCAACTGTTCATGCTTGGGCTCAAACTCGTCCTTGCTTACAAGAAGACCATTCCACTCTCGCCGCATGTCTTTGTACCGATGCCGAAGCCCGGATCTATCCGATACGGCATAAGCATTTTTCCCCGTAGCAAACTTAGACATTAATTTACCCTAAAATATTGATAGTTTGGAACTACGTTATAAGAAGCTCGATCACGATCTTCAGTCATAGCTCGCTCAAACTCTTCTTCATACACCGCTTTCAAAAGTTGAATACGGTCTGGGGCTCGCTTCATAGAGATATAGTAAGCTAATCCCGCGGCAAGACAGGGGTAGAAACGAAAAGGAACCTCTACGGTATTAGTGGCAGAATCTGCATCATCCATACGGGTCAAAGCGTTGTAATGAATGACATCCGTGCTATTTTCTGGAGTAGGCCATAATTTCAAAGAAGGGGTGATCTGACGGTCCAAGAAGAACTGTGAAGGACGACCTTCCGTGCTTTTTGTGGGAATATTCTGATAAGCATCCCGACTGATACGCTCCAATGCAAAGTCTGTGCTGCTACGGCGAACAACAGCCGACAAAATGTCAATTACGTCAGTTCCCAACGAATAAGCAGAGGTGCCATCCGTAACAGTTTGTGTGCGCTCTGTAATAGTCCATTGATTTAAACCGCGGTTAGCCCACTCGGCTAACATTAAATTCAACGACCGTCGCGCTGTCTTGAGATCGTAACCCGTGCGAACCTCAAGCCCACATCGCTCAAAAGCCTCTTCAACATAGTCAGCAACGTCTAACTCAAAATTTGTGCTACCCGAAGTTGCCATCACTTTTTCTCCGCATACAGATTATCAAAAATCTGATTTACGTCCATGGTATAGTCTAAATCCGATTTTGAATAGTGTATGTGTTGAGATGGAAGGAAATCTGGGGGTCCTTCACCAGTTTCAAACCAAGCAGGATGCGTTACTCGCACTCGGTTGTTGGGCAGGGCAACGATGTTCCCCGTATAAGGGCCAGCATCCAAAAGCTCTAAAACGTGGCTTTGCTTGTGCTGTGCAGGGTCATCCGCGATCTCGCTCTCGGTGTAGTCCACGGTAAAATAGTATTTAGCCGGATAAAACTCAGGGCCTATTTTAGCAATCCACGGGCAGGGATGAGCTCGGTCTAAACGATAAACTGCGTGTGTATGGGACATACAGTCCCAAGGTTGAGCCAAATGGACGGGCATAGGTTCCGGCCATTCTTCAAGGGGGGTGTCTCCAACAAGGGCGGTTATGGGCATTCTTGCCCACATCGCGCCCCCGTGAACATTGGGTTGATCAGTTTCGTCAGCTTCACAGCCGGTAAATATCATTTGAAAGCTTAAACAACGACTAGGCATGGTCGTCACCGCAATAGCCATGGCATGAATGAACTCACCATGATAATTCAAATGATTACAGGTGTACTCTTTCCGCACCCAACACTTGAAGTGCGGAATATTGCTTTGAAGATAAGGCAAGTTACTTTACCTTGCCGCCCTTGGCGTAACCCTTCTTCTTCATCCCGCGGACTTTGCCGCCTGCGGCCATGCCCTTTGCCCTGACTTTTCCGCCCTTGGCGTAACCCTTCTTCTTCATCATGCCGCCGCCAGCCATTTTAGCGACCTTACCGCCCTTGGCCATACCTTTGGCTTTTACCTTGCCACCTTTGGCCATACCTTTGGCTTTTACTTTACCGCCCCTAGCCATGCCTTTAGATTTCATACCGCCACCAACAAGAGTGGCCGCATACTCGTCCATTGTCATATATTCTTTAGCCATTTTACGCTCCTACGCTTGACTTACTGAACCCTTAGTTCGTTTCCTGCGGTCTGCCATTACTACCCCACACCCCCGGGCGACCGCTGTCCCGGTTATTTTTTTGCCCCTGAACGGCCTTTTGGCTTTCGTTTCGTAGCCGACCGCGCCGCCGTTTTTAAGGTTGGTGACTTTCGCTCGCTTGGTGTTTGCAACGACGGTTTTACCTTTGGCTCCTGCTTTTTTCTTCTTACGAGCTGTCGTAGCGCGTTCAGCCTTCGAGAGGCTATTAGCTTTAGCTCTTGGAAGACAACGATCAGGGTTTTTCTTATCTTTTGAAGTACCACACTTACCTTTGATAGAACCATCGCTGCCTATCCTTACCCAATCCTGTTTTACCCATTCTTTAAGCTGACCCATTACTTCTTACTTTTCCCGTTTTTTACCAATTTAGACAAAGTCTTTGCCTGCCCCGCATGAGCTTTAGAAGCTTTTCTAAGTTTTTTAGCAACTTTTTTAACTTGCGTCTTGGCTCTTCCGGTTAACATTTATTTACCTTTTGACTTTTTGGCGTAGTTGGGGTCCTTACAATATTTTGACGCGGCCATATTCGCATAGGCTGACGGGTATGTATCAAACGTCCGCTTAGCCCATGCTTTTCCTTTCGGACAAATCTTGCCGCCACTTTTCACCTTTCCGCCTTTTTTCATGCGAACAACTTCGCTTTTCTTTGTTTTGCGAACAGGGCAAGCACCCGATCCAAGATTTACTACACTTCCCATTAGAACACCTTTTGAGCAATGGCCGCGGCTACAATCAAGGCGGCAATGCCCCATAACCGCATGTCCAGTTTATCCAGTTGTTTTTGGATATCAGCATAACGTCGAGTGCACTCTTCTTCGTGCTTTTCCAAAAGTTTCAAAACGTCCTCGGCCTTCATCAACACTTCCACCTTCTACGAGCTTGGCGCAGCCGTGAATTAGGGTTCTTCGCTGCTTTTGGAAACTTTTTCATCTGCCCAGCAGAACGCGCGCAGAAAGACTTTCTACGCTTCGCATCTTTGCTGCCTTTTTTGACTTTGCCTGTAACCGCTGTTTTAAGCTTACTTCCGGGATTTTTCCTTCGATACGCTGCTACCCCAGCTTTAGTCATCCCCGCCCCAGCTTTAGTGGGGCGGAAATTCTTTTTGTTGCGCGGCGGCATTTTTGCCTTACGCCTAGCCACGTTTCACCTAGTTAAAAAAGAACGTCACTGCCGAGATAGCGGTCAGAGTCCCGACAAAAATATCGGTAACTCTAATCCCTTCAGCAGGGATGTTCACAGAATGTGTGTCCGCAGTAGCGTCAGCAAAGTCCAAATCAAGGACAGTAGCGCCGCCAGAACCATCTGTAACAGTAAGCCGTGGATGTCCAGATCCAGTTTTCACGTGTATCTGTCTAATACGAGTGGGGCCAACACCGAGTGAACCCGTGCTGGTAATCCGCTTTGTCTTAATGTCAGAGCCCGCCATAGCTTACCCCTTTTTCTTTTTTGCAGCCTTCTTTACAGGCTTTTTACCGCCGTTGAGCTTACCCATGATAAGCCCCTTACGATACAGCAGCAGAGAAAGGAGTAGCTTCGGAGCCGGTTGCGGCACCACGAGCAACGACAGAAAACACGTTTGAGGCTACGTCTTGAATTTCAATAGTGCCCCCAAGAATCCCACCAGTGGTCGTTCCATTGAGCGTGATCGTATCGCTTGTTGCAGCAGTCTCAAAGATAGACGCAGTATCGCCACCATCATTTGCGACAATCGCCACACCCGCCATCGTATCGTCGCCGTTAGCGACCTGAATGACGTAGTTGTTTGATGTAATCGTGGTTGATACGAAAAACCTGTAAATATTGCCCGTGCCGCTAGCCGCAGGGAGAGTAACAGTCGCACCGCTCGCTACACCCAAGACCATGGTACGGCCTGCGTTGGCGGCAGAAGTCAGTGCTACGTCAGCAGCTACAGATACGAGAGAATCCGATCCCGAAATGAAACCGGCAGTAGAGGTCACGGGACCCGAAAAAGTGGTGGAAGCCATATTAGCACCTCTTGCACAAGGTTTCGCTTTGTAGTCCGTGCAATGTCAGGCGGGCAGGATCCTGTCTACAAAGCTAAAGTTAAGCCCAAAAACACTTTATAACAAAAAAGAAAGGGCGGCAATAGTGCCGCCCTTTCGCTACGTCGTCTGTTGCAACTCGATTATGCGCCGGGCGTACCGAAAACGCAACGCCAATCGGATACACCGAAGCTGTAACGCTCACGAGCCTTGAAGCGCATGTTGCCGGTATCAAAATCGCCTTCCATGGCAGTCTTAATCGGCGAGCGGTTGAACATCTTGAAGCCGTTAGGAGCATCCGTCTTGATGAAGAACGCATCCGTGTCGGTCAAGAAGTGGTTAACCACTGCACCGTCCGGAACCATACCCATGTTACGGATCGCATTGGCGTCATTGTCCGCAGTTCCTACACGCAGGTTCGAGTTCATCACACGCTCTGCAATGAATTGCAGTTCTTTTGGAATGATGAGCTTCATACCACGGATAGCAATCTTGAGACCACGCTCATCGGTGAGACCTGCAATGTCGATGAGCATTTGCTCAAGCGAGGTCTCGTTCAGGTCCGCCGCGGTAGACAGCAGGTTACGCTGATTACCTGTAAGCGAAGGATGAGAGGACGAACAAAGCGCCGCACCATCGCCTATGGCACTTGCACCCGCTGTAAAAGCGTTGTTCAAGATTGCCGCAGCTTTGATCTGCTTAGTCTGAGACATGGAACGAGCCAAAGCTTTGGTGTAACGCGAGGCCAGACGATCATAAAGATTGTCTTCGATGGCCTCTTCGGAAATCGCAAAGGCCAACGCAATGGTCTCGTGTGTATAACGTGCAGTGAAAGTCTCCTGCGCGTCATCAAAGCTAACGGTTCCACCTTCAGACTTAACCGGAGCGGTTGCGAAACCACCGAGCATCACCTCTTCTTCAAAGGCGCGATCAGAAGTCTCTTCGTCAAAGATTTCCGCATGTTCGTTGTCGTAACGGTCGTACTCCAAACCAAAGAGTGCATTCAGACCGGGCTCTAGCTCTTTAGCTAGTTGTGCTCTTGAAATAGCCATGTCTAAGCCCCCTTACGCTATGCCGGTATGCGCGAGTGTACCCACTGCGGCGCATGTACCAGAGTTGTAGTGACCCAAAAGACGAACAATATACTGATGACCCACTGCTGAGTAATCTTCATTGGCTTCATCTTCATAAAGACCACAAATACGAACGTCTAACGTGGCAGTATTAGCCGCTGAGCTAATATCCAACATATCGCTGGATTGACCAGTGCTAGTGCTGCCATTGTTCACAGATGCCATGCTAGCGTTTGCAAAGACGTCCGCGAGTGCGGTTGCACGATTAGTGTTAGTGCCGTCGGCAACAACACTGAAAAGCTGCATTGGGTTGTCAAATACGAAAGCCTTAACAGGATGGTTCGTGTTAACACTCACGTTGTTTGCGCCGGGCCAGTAGTTGCTAAACACGGTTTTACCCGTATTAGAGTCAACGTACTCAACGCCGTTTAGAACACCAAGCGGTGCCACCGCTTGATCTGTTTTGCCTATGACGCCTGCCGCGAGAGGAATTACAATACCGCCGTGATAAATCGCGTCGGTGTTGTCGGATGCGATTTCATACTGGGTTGTCCCAGTAGAGTTTGGACCGCTACCCGTAATCCCAATCGGACGAAGGCCATAGCCACCAGTAAGGGCATTTGCCATTTACTTTACTCCAGATTGCGGGGTTACTTTCTAGTACCCCCAAAGGTTACACGGGATTGACGTTCAGGGTTACTGATCGTCATTGTCGAATGAGCATTCTCACGCATCATATCAGAGTCCACCGCTTCCATCTGGTCCTTTGTCCTTCCTTGGAAGTACGCAGCCCTTTCGTCAACAGTCTCCAACGGTATGCGAGCGAGAACAAGTCCACCCACACCAAACACACCTTGATACTTACCTGATTCAACTACCGGGGCCTCAAAGTCTGGGTACTCGTCCCTACGGACCAGTTCCCAGCCCTCACGCATTTTTGCGCTGACGTTCTTCGTATCGTCAAAACCACGGGTTTCAGCCCGGATCCAACGATGCTTGAACCCATCCGGTGCAGGCGGTGCATCTAACATAGACGGGGGAGCCCACGGCTTACGCCTAGCCGTCTTCTCCCGAGTTGTTTTTGCGCGAGGAGTTCTCTTAACCGAGCCTTCAAACATTTCTTCAGTCATCGCTTACTCCTTCACGTGCTTTGCGTATTCTTCAAGCGGCACACCCAATTTCTTCGCAATCGCGACTTGGCTAGGGGTGAGTCTAACCTTTTTCCCACTGCTGCGCCCAGATGAGTTGCGGGATACAGAAGCTACGGTCTGGGCTGGCCGCTTGCTTCCCCCGGAGTTGCCAAGCTTATGAGGAAATTCTTCCGACATACGCCTGTCAAGTTCAGTATAGTAATCATCCGACTTCGGGTCAAACCCTTCATCTTCGACTAATTTTTTATGTACGCCAAAGGCCGCGTAAGTCATGGCCTCGTCGGAACCAAACCACTCATTCTTTTGCGCCCACGATTCAGCCTTCGGATCCGGTCGGCGCGGCTGGGCCTGCTGGCTAGGTTGCGAAACCTCCGCTGTCGGCTGAGCTTCAGCCGCCTGAGCTGATCGCTCTTGTTGAGCTTTAGCCTGTTCTGCCCGGTCATTTTCAATAGCTAAGCGAGTGATTTTGCGTTGTGCCTCCACAACAGCATTAGTATCCCCAACCTCCATGGCCCGAGCAAGCTCACTTTCAGCGGAGGACATCTGGCTTTCTACGCGGTTGCTATACTCTTGCACATAGCTGGTATCAAGCGTGTCCATGCGCTGCTTGAGCTGCTGCGCTTCCGCCTGCACACTCTGTGCATATTTCAACGCTTCCTCACGCTGGCGCTCTGCCTCACGCATTTTTTTGGTCAGGCGGTCAATGCGCTTTTGCGTGGCGCTCTCGGCCTTCTCGAAATTGTCCTCTTCTTGAGAAACCTCTACTTTGGTTTCTTCCTGTTCCTCCCCGGGAACTTCAATAACGGTTTCGACCTCGTCCTCAAGGTCGAGCTCAATCTGAGCTTTTTCTTCAGCCATCACCTACTCCTAGAAATGAAGAATGTCTTCGGGTTCTTTGATCCGTGCAAGAATCTCATCATCGTTAAGAATCCTGACTTCCCCGCCGTCTATCCGAAACCGCGAGCCCGCATACCGCGCAAACATGACCCAATCGCCCTGCTTACACCACGCGCCAAACGGAAATTTCTCGGAATCCTTATATGCCAGCTTTCCGACTTTTAAGACGTAACCCACCTGCGTGGACACGGTGCTTTCCTCAACAACCTTGTCCGGAAGATAAATACCCCCGTCAGTTTTGCCCTTTCCCCGATAGGGAAGAATGAGCAGCCGCCAACCAGTGGGATCTGGCATTCTTTCTAGGAGAGAACCACCGATGGCCTCGGGGTCCAGTTTCTTGTCCGTCGTTACATCTACATATGCAGATGCCAAGTTTTCAGCGCCCTCTGAGGCACCAGCAAGATCAACCATCGTTGCGCTCCTGTTTATCTAGCAGGCTCTTGAGTTCCTGTTCCACGTGATCTAGGGCTTTGAGATTGCCCATGAGCTCACGATACTGCTCCATGTTCTTGACGTTGTCGTAAACCAACGAGTCCTGAACTGTCAACCGCCTGTCCCTTACAATTCGTAGGACAGCGTCAGCAAAGAAGACTTCATCCACTTATGTCATACCTCCCGCGAGCAACAAAGCATACTCGCATGTCTCATCGTTTCGACGTAACCAGCCCTTGCCAAACGTGTCAAAAGTCTTGAGCGACTTATAGAACTGCTCCCGTTCACCCGTAATGTCTTCAATAATCTGCATCGGATCTTTCTCTTCAACCGCAGCTAACGTCCGCGGGCCTATCGCCCCGTCCTGCACAACCATCACAGATTTCTGTAAAGCCTTGGCCGCACGACCCGGACCGCTATTCACAGCCCAATCAAAGGTGCAAAAATCCACCCCCGAAGGGAGCTGGTCCCCCTTGACCCTGTCCCAATAACCCTCCTTGTAGATCAGCTCTACATGTTCGTCCGGAATGTTTTTGAGCTCATTCACATCTTCAAGAGGGCGACCAAGGAAGTCGGAATACGTCTTGTGCGTAATCCCTTTGTTAGTAGCGCCCCCCGGATCGTCCGGGTGATCCACAAAACCACCCTCGTGCTTCAACACCATCTCAAGACTTTTGAAGAAGTTTGCTTCCATTACTTTGTAAGACCCTTGACTTTTTCTACAGTCCTAAGACCGCCAAGACCCAACATGCCTAACAGAACAGTCATCAAGCTGTCCATGTCAAATGTTGGCAAGTCCGGGGCTTCCATGCCCGCATATGCAAAGCCAAACATGGTAACTGGCGCTAAAACAAAATGCCAAATCATGGCTGTAGCTAGCCCCCAACCAAGAAAAGGCCGCCAACCGGCGACGAATACAGATCTATGTTGAGCCTCGGCCTTGTTGATCTCTATCTGACCCATGGACGCTTCGTGAGCGTGTTTCTCCGCCATGGTGGCTATCTCGTGAGCCAGCTTCGCTTTCTGGTCCTTGTCCTCTACGAACTTGTCCAGAAGCCCCGTCACGGGGCCGATCAGTGCTTGCAGCATCTCGCCTTCTCCTGTTAGCTTCCGCTTGTTCCGGCGTAGTTCTATTGTGCATGTCCCACATTATCATCAATAAACCTTTATTCTCTCAGGGTCCACCTGTTTTGGAATACAATACGCTGTGACACGGTCCTTGGGGTCCATGTTCTGGATATAACGATAATTGCCGTATCTCTTGGAGACCTGATTTGCAAAATAATTACATTCGGTAACAGAGTAAAAATACATGTTACCGGACTCTAGTTTACGAAACTCCCCCGTTCCGAGGTAAACCAACAGAAGAAACGCATCAATCACCGCTTAGACATCCAAGCAGTAGCGCCCATAAACGCCCCCACAATGCCTGCGCCACTGATGTAAAACAAGTTACTGATGTCGGACAAAGCCTCTACCCGCTCTATCTCCACAAAAAACATGGCCGCAGTAAACGCTCCCATGGCAACCAAACTAGCAGTTGCCATACGCCGCTGGGCCCGCAGCTTACGCATCTCGTGCTCAGCCTGTCGTATCTCCTTGGCATGAGCCAACTCCTCATCCGTGATCTCACCATCGCCATCAAGATCATACTGAGCATATGACGTATCCGGTTGAAACTTCTTAGCCATCGCTACCCCCGCTGAACGTATAACCAAATCAAGAAGAAAATGAACGCAAAGACCGCCAAAATAAAAAACATTATAGAGACAATTTCTACAAACTTACGACGCCGCTCTCTTTGGGCGTACAAGGTCTCCTGCCTCTGTTTTCGTATTCGACCCTCCATGCGTATCAACTCGTCCCAATGAGATTGCCCCATTGTGAATTGAATCCACTGCTGAAGTTCTTGACGCTGTTTCTGCGCCTTTTTCTTGGATGCAAAGATTTCAATAGCTTCTTGTTCGACGGTCTTGCCGCCGAATAGCTTCTTGAAAATAGGGGGATTTTTAGCCTCTTTTTCGGCTTGATCTAGGTCTGATAATGCACCCATCCAGCGCGAAAGGTCGGATGCCATCGCCTCGATGTCCCGACCTATAGCAAACCCTTTTTTGATGGCCCCAAATGCCGCCGAAGCGGTCGCCATCGCCGTTACCGGATCCACCATGTTCCCGTTCCCGTAGAGGGGTTACTGACCCCTTCCTTTAATAAATTCACGCTGCATGGCAGCATCTATACGTGCCGCGGTCTGCCGCTCTTGGCTCGCCAACCGCTGCTGGAATTGATCGGACCGCATCTGTTGGCCTTGTGCTTCCAGATTGAGCTTTGCCGCGTCGTTTTGTGCGTCGGCCTGCTCGGACTGTGCACGAATCTGAAGCTCCTGCTCCTTGAGCTTGACCAACGGATCGGGCCCCTGACCAGATACCTGCTGCGAGAGCTGCTTGACCTGCTGCATACCCTCAGCAACAAATTGAGCGGTCAGGCCCTCAATCTGCATCATCTCTTCCTCTGAGGCCGGAGCTCCACCAGCCTGCTGCCTGCCCTGCAAGAAGACAACTGCCGCCTGCTCCCGTGCAGCAATCTGCACGTGCTCCATGATGTGTTTCTGAAGCGCCATCGCCATGGCAGGCATACCGGCCACCATAGGAGTGGAGCCGAAGACCATGTGCGCCATGATGTGCGCCTGATGCTCCTGACCCTCAAACGCCTTCAGAGGGATCATATCCATGGCGTCAATATTTTCCTGTGCAGGATCCTTGGGTGTCGGCTCCTCATCAGGAATCCTACGCATGATCCGATCAACATCCTTAACGCCCAGAGCGTCGTACATGTCACGATATACCTCGTGCATGTTGTGCATCTCAGGAGCCGCACCAGCCAACTGCAACTTGGTCTGCGCCAGCGTAATCCGCTGCGCCTGACTGAACACATTCGGGTCAGAGACCGGCAAAACATCCACGCGATCATCAAAATCCGTCTGTTTGACCGCGGATTCCGCGCCTTCAACCGCATACGGGTACTCCGGCGGCAGACTTTCTGCCATCACACGCGACAAAATCTTAAATTCAAGCCGCATGGCGTAATGAAGCCGCTTGTGGACCGCGCTCATCACCCGAGAACCCTGCTCAATCAGAGCAAGCGTCGTTCCAACCGCCGCCTGATCGTTGCCATCGCCAACTTTCATGTCTGTGATGGTTGCAAAGCGCCGACCAGCGTCCACCACGAAACCAAGAAGGTTAAATAGCGTCTGATCGGGGCCTTTGAAGGGCAGCGGCATCAGGCTGTCACGGATAGCCCCTCCGGGAGCGTCCACATCGCGAAACTCACCGGGCTGAAGCGGGTCATCGTCATCTCTGATCCGTAGTCCGCGGGCTTTGAAGCCCGCTGGGAGGTTGGACAACGTACCAGCATCGATTAACTGCCTCAGTGCCGCCGTGGCGGTCCGTGACAGCCCGCCAATCGTGTGAATAAGCCCCAAACCGTAGAAACCAAAGCCCGGAAGGAACTTATAGTGCACAAAATACTGGATTTTCTTCTTGTTTTCGTCGTCCTCGCGGTAATTTCGACGAATTGACAAGATTTGACCGTTGTCCTGACTAATGGTGACCACGTATGGCACCTTAATCCCGGTCGGTTCACCGTCTTCATCGGTGTCCTCGTACCCCTCAAGGTCCAAATCAACGTGGCATTCGAGCAAAGTGCAGTCATAATCGATCTGAGACGGCGAAACACCGTCAATACGCTCAATCTCACTGGTCACGGTGCCCAAATCGGACTGCGCCGGAAGGACATCCATTTCCAAATAGAAGCCTGCAACCTGCTTTTTACGCAAATCGTTGAGCGACATACGCAAAACCTGCGTAATATTGGGGCAAGTCTCTAAATCTGACGTTTCATACGGCACAACAAGCTGCTCAACAGGCACAAACTTGCTTACAGCGCGGTCCATGGTCTCGTCATAGTATATCTTCTTGAACGTGCTGCCCGCCAACGGCAAATAAAACAGCATCTGGTCCAGTTCAGGCGTGTACTCCTCCATCACATTCGTGATGTAGTAGTTCATAAACTGTCTTACGCGGTCAGACTGCTGTTGTTTTTCTCTAGTTTCACTTCCGATGATCGCAGTACGCACTGGGCCAGACGCTGGCAGCAACTCGTTAAAGGCTTGCGCTTGGAATTGTGTAGCAGCCTCTGCGAGCAGGGGATGCGTAACACCGGTAGCTCCTCGGAACGGCTGGGTTCTCTCCTCGTAGGAGAAACCAAGAAGCTCCAAACCGTTGGCGTAAGCATCCTCCCACTCCTGTCGGCTCGCTTTGTTAGCATCGAACTCGCCCAGAAGCTCACTGGCAATACGCCCGAGCTCACGATCTGGCATTTCCTCTGCTAAGTTCGCATAAAAGTCATCATTTTTCCCGCGCTGGTCTTGCGGGTCAAAGTCAATTACAACACCGCCGTCGTCCTCGGGCACAATCTCAATGTCCATGCCCTCGGCCATGCCTTCAAAAGCCACAGACTCTTGGCTACCCGGGAGCTCCAGCTCTACCTCTGCCGCCAGATCATCCGAATCAAGCTGCGAAGGGACCGTAGTTTCTACCATCCCGGCAATCGGTTCACGCGCCATTTATAATCTCCTTTACGTCAACCTAACATAGACAAGAGCGTAGGTCACTTTTTCCCATCATAAATATAGCTGGTGTCAAAAAACCCTTCCCGGTCCCTTGGGAAATAAACATCTATCCCGCCCTCCGGCGATTCAAAGTTATACTTAGCGTCCGGTTGATCAGACGCTGGCGTGGTCTGCTCAGCAGGCGTCCTGCCCAAAATAATGTCCAACTGCTCGAAAACCTTGTTATCAACCATGCGAGCAAGCTCTCTTGGAGAGTTGTTCATCCCCGCCTCTCGAAATAGCTGTATCCCAACGGTGTTGTTACGAATGTCCATCGCAACATCGCCAAACTTAGAAGACCCCGCAAGAGGAAGCATCTCTATGCCCTCTTTTATGGTTGAAACAGTTTGAGCGGTGTCCGGCCCATACCGACGAGCCAACTCTGCCGATGCCAGAGCATGGGACCGCGCATCTTCCAACTCACCATAAGTTGGCATGTCCTGCCGAGGGCGCTCCGTTCTCATATACTCCGGAAGATTAAAATCAGTGGCAATCATCATTTTCTGACGACCGGTATTCGAATCCATAACCGCGAAACCCTCTTCATCCTGCATGGGAATAGATGCCGGATAATTATACTCCGTTATCAACCGCTCCATAAAAGTGGGCTCATCGCCATAAATAGCTTGCCCCATCGGGTCGCCCATTCGAGCAGATTCGCGAAGCGCGTTCAGTTGGTCAGAGGGCGCGTTGCCAGTTACGAAGTCCGCGAAGAACGAACCTATGCCCTTTTCTTCCATCAGTAATATGCCCTAACTTGCATTCCCGTGTCCTCATCGTCCCAATCGTCACTGGGCAACTGTACAAAGTTCCCCTGCCGATAACGCATCAAAGCCTGCGTCATGCTATCGACCAAGTCGTCATGCTCCCCGTTAGGGAACGCCGCCACCTCCTCAATCATCTCGTCGGCGAAGGTGGTGTCGGGGGCCCAAACCATGCCCGCTTCAAACAACGGCGATACAGAATGAACTCGCGTAACCTTATCATTACCCTTACTAGGCGTAAAGTTAACAACAGGAATCCCCATGTTTCGTAGTTCGTGAGTCAAAGGCATACCAGAAGCCTTGGCTTCTACGATGACGGTGTCGGGGTCCCAATACTTATACTGCTCCAAAGCCTTTTGTTTGAGATCAGGAAAGTCCCACCGCCCCTTCGTGCTGTCCAAAAGTATGAGTCCCGGAGGGCCCCCAATCTCCTCTGGCCTGAAAACACCCCAAGTCGTGATCGCCGAATAGTCGGCAGTCTCGCGTTTCGAGAACGCCGTATCATAGCTCTGGATTACATATTCCAGATTCGGGATGTTGTCCTTCTCCCACTTCTTCCACCACTGACGAGGAATGATCGCGTTCTCCTCGCCCGTCGGGTTCTGCTGATACTGCGCGTTCCACTTGCTCGGAGGTATAGATGCGCGGACCGCGGTCAAATCCTCAAGAGACCAGAACTCCGGCCAACAGGGCTTGTCGTCATCAAAAATGGCTGGGAGCTCTACAACTTCCCACTGGTCTGCTAGCGGATCTTTAGCCATTGCACGGAGCAACTGCCCCGTCATGTCCTTCTCGGACCACCGGGTCTGGACCAGAACTATACTGCCGCCCGGCTGGAGACGCTGCCGGGGGCCCCCGGTGTACCAGTCCCACGCATCATCAAAACCGTTGGCCGACATGGCCGTCTGCTCCGAGTGCGGGTCATCGATAATCACCAAGTCGCCACCACGCCCGGCAAGGTTGGATCCCACCCCCACGGCGTAGTACATCCCGCCAGAAGCAGTGTCCCAACGACCAGAAGCTTTACTGTCAGCAGCCAATTTAACATCCGGGAACACCTCCTTGTACTCGTCACTGTCAATCAAGTTTTTCGTCTTACGTCCAAAGTTAACCGCAAGTTCCGTCGTGTGGGTAGCCTGAATGATTTTCATCTTCGGGTTCTTGCCCATCATCCATGCCGGAAACAAGAAGGATGCGAACTCAGACTTCGTGTGCCTCGGGGCCATGTTGATGATCAGGCGCTTGAGATCGCCGCTCGCCACACGTTCAAGCTTTTCAGCGATTATGTGGTGGTGCCTGCCAGCTATGAACTCCGGCCACATAGATTTTACAAACGGAAGAAACTCGTCCTGACAAGCTTCTCTTTTCTCGATCTGAGCGAGACGGAGTTTAAGCTTTAACTCCTGATCAGATACATCCATCGGGGGCCCCTGAAATGGTCAAATACTGTGCAAAAATATGCACATTTATTTGGCAGTGAACAAGTATTGAACATTTGCCTAATAATTAGGCAATGTTTCACGTGAAACAGTCATATCATTTTTCACAGGATTATTTGTCAGAAACATGGCCCTTGCTAGCGTTTGCTAGCGGCCCGGGCCGCGAGCCGCGGCGCGCCGGTCGCAATCGACCGGCCGGGTCAGCTGA